TGCTCTTACCTATACACTCAATTCCGCAGATTCCACCACTTATTCCCATCCTATGTTCGTGTCCCCTACCCCTATCCATTTCTTCCCAGTTGTGTTTGTTTAAACGATACAGTAGACTACCCCTTATGTTTCCATTTTGTTCCCATAGGGGTATATATTAAAAATAAATTAAAGAACTTGATTATGAGTTTGATGTCATTAGAAATGAAGTCAATGGACGACAAGAAGTCTTTAAACGCCATCATTCAATCTTTAAGGGAATTAACAGAAAGGATGAAATGAGTCCAAGACAAAAGGCAGTATTAGAGTTTATTAATATCTGGATTCAGGTACATGGATACTCACCATCGCAGACCGAGATAGCCCTAGGTATGAAACTACGTAGTCGATCTAATATTCATCGGATTGTCCATGTTTTAAGGGGATTAGGATTGCTTCATGTGAAACCTAATGTGAATAGGTCAGTCAAAGTGGTAGATAAGACAGTAGAGAAAATCCTGTCTTTATGAGTCTTCTCACGACTAAAGAGATAAAGAAGTACCAAGAACTGTTAAAGGTTCTTCCAGAAGGTTCTGATCAGATACCAAAGATAGCTTCTATTTTCAAAGAAGATAAGAAAGAACGCTGTAGGGAAAACTTCATGCCCTTTGTGAGGAATATGTGGTCTTCCTTTATTGCTGGAAAGCATCATAAGGACATGGCAGATGCTTTTGAAAGGGTGGCTAATGGGGAGTTAAAGAGGTTAATTATCAATATGCCTCCTCGTCATACGAAGTCAGAGTTCGCTTCATACCTATTCCCCGCTTGGTATTTAGGCAAGTTTCCTGAAAAAAAGATCATTCAAACAGCCCATACCGCAGAACTCGCAGTAGGTTTTGGACGAAAAGTGCGTAACTTAGTGGCTACGCCTGATTACCAAGGGATCTTTCCTACCAAGCTTTCTACAGATTCCAAAGCTGCTGGACGGTGGAATACCGATAAGGGTGGTGATTATTTCGCTATTGGTGTTGGTGGAGCCGTTACAGGTAAAGGTGCAGATGTATTGATTATTGATGATCCGCATAGTGAGCAAGAAGCCATGCAAGGGACATCGTCTGTTTATGACAGGGTCTTTGAATGGTTTAGTTCAGGTCCAAGGCAACGTCTCCAGCCGGGAGGATCAATCGTTATTGTGATGTGTATGACAGGCAATACTAATGTTTTAATGGCAGATGGTTCAAATACACAGTTAAAAAACCTCCGCCAAGGAGATATGGTAGCCACATTTGACAAAGGTCATCTAGGGGTAAGTAAGATTAATCATTGGCAGTCAAGTGGTGTTGATTTCATATACACAATACAAACACAATCTGGCATAATTCTTCAAGCAAATGAGAGACACCCGTTTCTTGTTTTTAATGATGGAATAATGGAATGGACAAGACTTCAGGATTTAAAAACGGGAATGTTGCTTGTAGCAACGAAGGATGCAATAGACCTGCAAGGTCACAAACAAAGCCAGACAAGTGTTCCGCTTGCCAATCAAAAGCAAGCTACCATAGAAAAAATCCAAACGCACCAAGACATCCTATTGGGCATCACGGACAATGGAAGGGAAAATTCTGCAAATGTGGAGAACCAATACACTGCAAAGGACTATGCAAAAAGTGTTACCAAAAACAATATAGTTCACCAAAACAAACCGCAGAACAAAATAGATCCAGAAGAATCAAGCATAGGTACGGGATTACCCTTGAGCAATACCAAACAATGGTGGAAGAACGCAAGAATTTGTGTGATGTCTGTGGAAAACCGCCTTCAAGCATCAATACAAGGGCGCATTGGAACAAAAAACTCTGCATTGACCACAACCATGACACAGGACAGGTCAGAGGATTATTGTGCAATGACTGCAACCTTGCCGTTGGATACGGAAAGACATCAGACATTCTTGAACGAGCTGCATCGTATCTCCGACTTCACGATAGACCCAATAGTTAGTATTATTCCATCGGGGCAAGAAGAAGTATTTGATGTTGAAGTAGATAGAACCGAAAACTTTATAGCTAATGGAATAGTTAGCCACAATACTCGCTGGTCAAAGAAAGACCTTACAGGACAGATCTTAGCCAACTCATTAAAACGGGATGGAGATGAATGGGAAGTGATTGAGTTCCCTGCGATTTTACCTAGTGGAAACCCTGTATGGCCCGAATTCTGGAGTAAAGCAGAGTTAGAAGCCATTAAAGCGGAGATCCCTGTAGGCAAATGGGAGGCTCAGTATCAACAGAACCCGACCTCTGAAGAAGGGGCGATTATCAAACGGGAGATGTGGAAGATATGGGATTCAACCGAAGCTCCTCCTTGTGATCACATTATCCAGTCTTGGGATACCGCCTTTGAAAAGAACAATCGTTCTGACTACTCCGCCTGTACGACATGGGGAATCTTCTATCAACCCAATTTAAAGGGTGATGAGGTAGCCAATATTATTCTTTTAGATGCGTATAAACAACGCATGGAGTTCCCTGAACTCAAGAAAAAAGCTTTTGAAATGTATGAAGATTGGAAGCCAGATAATCTCATCGTAGAAAAAAGAGCTTCAGGTGCTCCCTTGATCTATGAAATGAGGCAAATGGGAATTCCTGTTTCGGAATATACACCGAGCAAAGGCAGTGATAAGATAGCCCGTGTAAACGCAATATCAGATCTGTTTGCGTCAGGTTTGGTATGGTGTCCAGATACACGCTGGGCAGATGAGGTAATGGAAGAAATGGCATCCTTTCCCAATGGGGATCATGATGACTTAGTAGACTCCAGTAGCCAAGCTCTGCTTCGCTTTAGAAAAGGTGGATTTGTCCGACTTTCGTCTGATGAACCCGATGAAATACCATCATTTAGACGCAAAGTGGCGTACTACTAAGGAAAAGCAATGGAAAAAAGTTTATATCAAGCACCTCAAGGTCTAGAGTCATTAGATGAAGCACCTGATTTAGAAATTGAGATTGTCGATGCAGAAGCTATTCTGGAAGCCGATAGCGAAGAAGAAGATTTCAACGACAACCTTGCCGAGTATTTAGATTCAGGAACGCTTGCCCAGCTATCAGGAGACCTGATTTCTGACTATGAGGACGATGTTTCCTCTAGAAGAGACTGGATGCAGACCTATGTAGATGGTTTAGAGCTTCTAGGCATGAAGATTGAAGAAAGAACTGATCCTTGGCCCGGAGCCTGTGGTGTTTACCATCCTTTACTCTCAGAAGCCTTGGTGAAGTTTCAAGCTGAAACCATCATGGAGATCTTTCCAGCGGCAGGTCCTGTTAAAACAGAGATTGTTGGCAAAGAAACGCAGGAAAAGAAAGATGCTGCCATGCGGGTTCAGGAAGATATGAACTACCAATTAACAGATGTCATGACAGAGTACCGTCCAGAGACCGAAAGAATGCTTTGGGGCTTGGGTCTTTCAGGAAATGCCTTCAAGAAAGTGTATTTTGACCCTAGTCTAGATCGTCAAGTCTCCTTATTTGTTCCAGCAGAGGACGTAGTTGTGCCTTATGGAGCTTCAAATATAGAAACTTCTCCAAGAATAACCCATGTAATGCGGAAAACGGAGAATGAACTTCGGAAATTGCAAGTTGCTGGGTTTTATTTAGATGTGGACTTAGGCACTCCTGACAATGTCATGGATGAGGTCGAGAAAAAGATCGCAGAAAAGATGGGCTTTAGAGCAACCACTGACGATAGATACAAAGTGTTAGAGATGCACGTTGACCTTGATTTAGAAGGTTATGAGCATAAGGACGAAAATGATGAACCTACAGGTATTGCTTTGCCGTATGTGGTCACAATTGAAAAAGGCTCTAATACAGTCTTATCTGTGCGTAGAAACTGGGATCCAGAGGACGATACATTCCAAAAAAGACAGCATTTTGTCCATTATGGTTATGTGCCGGGATTTGGTTTCTATTGCTTTGGGCTTATTCACCTTGTCGGTGCTTTTGCTAAGTCTGGTACTTCTATTATCAGACAATTGGTGGATGCAGGGACTCTGTCAAACCTTCCCGGTGGCTTTAAAACTAGGGGTCTGCGAGTCAAAGGCGATGATACCCCGATAGCACCAGCAGAATTTAGAGATGTGGATGTGTCTTCAGGAACGATTAAAGACAACATCATGACCCTGCCGTACAAGGAACCAAGCCAAGTTCTCATGACTTTGCTGGGAACTATTGTAGAAGATGGACGTAGATTTGCAGGGGCTGCTGACTTGCAAGTTTCTGATATGTCAGCCAATTCTCCTGTTGGTACGACTCTAGCAATCTTAGAGCGCACTCTGAAGGTTATGTCTGCGGTACAAGCAAGAATCCATTACTCTATGAAGCAAGAGCTTCGTCTTTTAAAGGGAATTATTCGTGATTACACTCCTGAACAATATGAGTTTGAGCCTGAAGAAGGTGATCGCAAGGCTAAAAAGTCCGATTACGATCTGGTGGATGTCATCCCCGTGTCGGATCCGAATGCGGCTACGATGTCGCAAAAAGTCGTCCAATACCAAGCGGTAATCCAACTTGCAACTCAAGCACCACAGCTTTATGACCTAGCCTACCTACATCGTCAGATGCTAGAGGTATTGGGAATTAAGAATGCTCAAAAATTGGTTCCTTTAAAAGAGGATCAAAAACCAGTCGATCCAATCTCAGAGAATATGAATGCCTTAAAAGGCAAGCCAATGACGGCTTTCATTATTCAAGACCATGATGCCCATATTGCTTCACATCAAGCCTTTATGACGGATCCAATGGTAGCTAAGACGATTGGTCAGAATCCTCAAGCCAATGCCATTATGGCGGCATTACAAGCCCATATTGCCGAGCATTTAGGATTCCAGTACAGAGCACAGATTGAACAGCAAATGGGTGTTGGATTGCCTCCTCCTGATAAAGAATTGCCACCAGATATTGAAGTTCAATTGTCTCGCTTGATTGCTCAAGCCAGCCAGCAGTTATTGAATTTGCATAAAGGAGAGGTAACCCAACAGCAAAATCAACAAGACGCTCAAGATCCATTGGTTCAGTTACAACAAGCAGATCAACAGCTTAAAGGACAGGATATTCAGCGTAAAGCCGCTAAAGATCAAGCCGATACCCAAGCAAAAATGGCTCAGATTCAAGTGGAAAAAGATCGAATTGCTTCTCAGCAACAGACTGAAGCCATGCGAATTCAAGCCGATATTCAAAAATCGGCACAGGACAATGCATCTAAACAGCAGTTAGAACAGCTTCGCCTTGGAGTCGATGTTGCCAAGACAGAGGCACAAATACGAGGTAAACAATGATAAACAAGATTGTTCAACATCTATGTTCCAAGATAGATGACAGGGTTTCGCAACTTCAAGAGTCTTTAGGTAGCGGTTCAGCCAAAGACTTCGTGGAGTACAAATCGATGGTTGGTGAGATAAAAGGTCTTCTTACTGCCCGTTTAAACATCAAAGACCTAGAAACACAGATTGAGGAATCAGATGATTAACAAACTGGATTTAAATAAAGCGGTGGACTTGTCCCAGCTTATTGAAAAAACAGACACAGAAAAAGCAACCCAACTTCCAACGCCATCAGGGTATCGCATTCTATGCGCTATTCCAGAGGCAGAAAAAGAGTTTGATAGTGGTATCGCCAAGGCAGATATGACTATAGAACATGATGAAATCTTAACCACTGTGCTGTTTGTGGTGGAATTGGGACAAGATTGTTACCAAGACCCTAAGCGTTTTCCATCGGGTGCATGGTGCAAAAAAGGAGATTTTATCCTTGTAAGACCCCACGCAGGGACTCGTTTAATCATTCATGGTCGTGAATTTAGGATTATTAATGATGATTGTGTCGAAGCAGTAGTACAAGACCCTAGAGGTATTCGTAGGAAATAATTTACTTAAGGAGTAAAACAATGGCTGAATTTGAAAAGAAACCGTTTCAATTTCCTCATGAAAAAGAGGATGATATTGAGATAGAACTTATTGATGACACACCTGAAAAGGACAAAGGGCAAGAAGCATTGCCTAAAGAAGTAGCAGAAGATCTGTATAACGATGAGTTAGAAGACTATTCTGCGAAAGTAAAACACAAGCTTTTGCAAATGAAAAAGCTGGCTCATGACGAAAGACGTGAGAAAGAACAGGCTTTTAGAGAGCAACAGGAAGCTATTAATCTCGCCCAGCAGGTCATAGAAGAGAATAAACGACTCAAAAATAGCCTTAATGAGAATGAAAAAAATACCCTAAGTACTATCCAACGGGCAGTTGAGTTGGAAATGGAGTCTGTAAAACGGGAGTATCGAGATGCTTATGAATCTGGCGATACTGAAAGAATCATGGATGCACAAGAGAAGTTAACTAGTGCCACCATGAAATCGGACAAAGTAAAGAATTTTCGTCCAACCCCTTTACAAATAGAACAACCTGTTGTAAAACCTATTCAACAGGTGGCTCGTCCTGATCCAAGTGCCGTAGATTGGCAGTCTCGCAATTCATGGTTTGGTGAAGATGAGGAAATGACAGCACTGGCTTTAGCTTCCCATGAAAAGTTAAAGAAAGAAGGAGTAGCTGTCTCATCACAAGAGTATTACAGACGGATTGATGAATCAGTCCGAAAACGCTTCCCAGAGAAATTTGATAGCGACCAAGAAGAGCCTCGTTCTACAAAAAGTATGGTGGTAGCACCTGCTACGAGAAGTACATCCTCCAAGAAAATTCGTTTGAATACTTCGCAACTAAATATTGCTAAGAAACTTGGATTAACCCCTGAGCAATATGCTCAAGCAGCTTTAAAAATGGAGGCCCAAAATGGCTGAAAACAGAACACCAAGAGAACTTGAAACCCGTCAAGAAGAAGAGAGAATCAAACAATGGTCTCCTCCTGAATTGCTTCCTGAACCAGATAAGCAAGCTGGCTACAAGTACCGATGGATCCGTGTTTCCACTCTAAACAGTGCAGATGCCCGTAATCTTTCAGCAAAACTGAGAGAAGGATGGGAACCTGTAAAGATTGAGGAACAACCAAAGTTTCAAATGCTGGCTGATCCCGCTAGTCGTTTTAAAGACAATATCGAGATTGGTGGCTTATTACTATGCAAAACCCCTGAAGCATTTGTAGCTCAACGTAATCAATATTACCAAGATCAAACAGAAGCTCAGACTAGAGGCGTAGACAACAGTCTTATGAGAGAGAATGATCCAAGGATGCCACTCTATATGGAGAAGAAATCCACGGTTTCATTTGGCAAAGGTTCATAACTTTAATTTTAGGAGTTTAATATGGCTTATCCTACTGTGTCAGCACCATATGGTCTAAAACCCATTAATCTGATTGGTGGTCAAGTTTTCGCTGGTGCAACTCGCCAGATGGAAATTGCTTCAGCCTACAATGCAAACATTTTTTACGGTGATTTTGTAAAGCGTGTTATTGGAGGTACGATTCAAAAAGATACTGGTACTACTGCAAATACCCCTTGTGGCGTATTTTTAGGATGTACATACACTTCTGCATCTAGCGGTCAGATTGTTCAATCACAGTACTATCCAGCGAGTATTTCTATCGTTTCTGGTACTAGGATTTGGGCAACTATTGCTGATGATCCTGATACTCTGTTTCAGGTAGCTGTATGTTCGTCAGGTACAACTATGGCAACAGTAACTCAGAATGCTATTGGCACTAATATGTCAATTCTGGCTACTGCGGGTTCTACAACAACTGGTAATTCATCTTACTCAGTTCTCAGTTCTTCCCCTGCTTTAACTGCTACTTTCCCAGTCCGTGTTATCGATGTTGTTCCAGCTACAGCTACTTCCGCTACGACTTATAGCGAAGTGATTGTGAAGATCAACTTTGGTATCCATCAGTACAACAACGCCACTGGCTTGGCATACGCTTAATAAGGAGCTATAAATGGCTATTTCTCGTGCCCAACTACTAAAAGAGTTGCTCCCCGGACTAAATGCATTGTTCGGTTTAGAGTATGCTAAATACGGTGAAGAACATAAGGAGATTTTCGAAACTGAAACTTCTGAACGTTCTTTTGAAGAAGAAACAAAACTGTCTGGATTCTCCGCTGCACCAGTCAAAAACGAAGGCTCTGCCATCGCTTATGACAATGCACAAGAAGCTTGGACAGCCCGTTACAACCATGAAACTATCGCCCTTGGCTTTAGCTTAACCGAAGAAGCAATCGAAGATAACCTCTACGATTCACTTTCAGGTCGCTATACAAAGGCTTTGGCTCGTGCTATGGCTTATACCAAACAGGTTAAGGCAGCTAACATTTTGAACAACGCATTTACCGCAGGTTATACCTATGGTGACGGTCAAGTTCTATGTTCTACAGCTCACCCATTGGTATCTGGCGGTGTTAACAGCAACACACCATCTACTCAAGCTGACTTGAATGAAACTTCGTTGGAAAACGCAGTTATTCAAATCGCTGCTTGGACAGATGAGCGTGGATTGCTCATTGCAGCAAAACCTAAGAAACTCGTTATTCCACCAGCACAGCAATTCGTTGCTACACGCTTGTTGGAAACCGAACTTCGTGTTGGTACAACTGACAATGACATTAATGCGTTGAAAAACAACGGCTCTATCCCTGAAGGATATGCAGTAAATCACTGGCTAACCGACTCAAACGGCTGGTTTTTGACTACTGACGTACCTAATGGCTTAAAGCATTTTGTTCGTAGCCCATTAAGCCAATCTATGGATGGCGACTTTGATACTGGTAACGTCCGTTACAAGTCTCGTGAGCGTTATTCATTTGGTGTTTCAGACCCGTTGGGTATCTTCGGATCCCAAGGTGCTTAAGCATTTGTATTAAGGAAAACCCCAGCCTAAAAACTGGGGTTTTTTATTGTTTAAACGTTGCACAAACATAAAAAAGTAGTATGATTTAATCATCTGGGTATTTTTACTTATGCCAACTGCCCCAGCAGACGATGCAAAGATGGCATAGGGACTTTTGCATAAAGGAAATTATCATGGGTTTTGCTACTCACTTAGGTCCGTGGCTGTTAGGGACTGTTAAAAACACTACTGGTACTACCGCTGGTACAGTTTGTAATACTGGTTGTACCGTTGTTGCTCAATCTGGCACTACTACTGTTGCAGATACAACTGCTGATACCTTATTTTGGGTTCCAGCAGGTTCACAAATTCTTAATATTTTTGTTGACATTACTACCGCTTACGCTGGTACTACTGGAAACACTATCACTATCAAGGCTGGTTCAACCACTCTAGGTACTGTTGGTGGCGCTTCTACTACTCCTTTGGCAGTGGGTCGTGCAACATTCACCATTACTGGTGCAAATATTGCCACTTTTGTCAATATTGGTACAACAGACTTAGCGATTACAGCTACTTACCTGTCTTCTGGTGTCGCTTCTGGCGGTCAAGCTACAGTGACTTGTGAATATGTTGTTCGTCAATCTGATGGAACACAATATCAAACAGGCAGCAATAGTTAATCTTGCGGGTTAGGGTTTTCCCTGACCCACTTAACATCTTTGGAGATTAATTATGACAATGCAATATGACGTAAAGTCGGCTTATGCTGGGACTTTCCCTGCACAGTTATTTACTGGTAGAACTCGCTTAAAG